TGTATGGTGGATTCAGTCGCGGCGAACTGAACATATTTGCAGGTGGATCTGGATCTGGTAAGTCACTTGTCATGATGAACATAGCATTGAGTTGGTTGCAAGCAGGACTAAGTGGTGTGTACATCAGTTTAGAATTGAGTGAAGAACTGTGTGCCCTTAGAACTGATGCCATGTTGGCAGGTATGAGTACCAAAGAGATTCGCAAGGACATTGATCAGACTGAACTCAAAGTCAAGTTAGTTAGTAAGAAAGCCGGACAGTATAGAATCAAAGCACTGCCAGCACAGAGCAACATCAATGACATTCGCAGTTATATCAAAGAAGTGCAAGTGCAAACAGGCATCAAGGTAGACTTTATCATGTGTGACTACTTGGACTTGCTGATGCCAGTTAGTGCTAAAGTAAGTCCTAATGACCTGTTTGTCAAGGACAAGTATGTGAGTGAAGAACTGCGTAACTTGGCCAAAGAACTTAATGTGTTGTTTGTAACAGCGTCGCAGTTGAATCGATCAGCGGTGGAAGAAATTGAATTTGACCACAGTCATATTAGTGGTGGTATCAGTAAGATCAACACAGCGGATAACGTGTTTGGTATCTTTACAAGCAGAGCCATGCGTGAACGTGGCAAGTACCAAATACAATGTATGAAGAGTCGTAGTAGTACAGGTGTTGGTATGAAGATTGATTTGGACTACAACATTGAAACCATGCGTATTACAGATCCGGGAGAAGAAGCAGGTCCAGTTAATTCGTTTGCCAAAGGCAACTTGCTAGACAGTATCAAAGCCAAGAGCACAATGATCAACGGTACAGAGCCAGCAAACCCAGCTGATAGAGAAGACACAGGCAAAATCACAGCCGATGTTCAAAGTGCCAAACTAAAACAGTTACTGGGGCAAATCAAGCAATCATAATGCCAAATCAATTTTGTAGATACCTATCCAATGGCTACTCGTTTAACATTAACAAAAACAGCAACGTAGATGTTAGGCCTTGCTGTCTATATCGAAATGACAGCATACCGTTGACCCGGGATCTATTAGAGAATAGACTTCTAAAATTTGACACAGTTACAGATTGGACTGCTAATTGTAAAGATTGCTACAATTTAGAACAGTCTGGACAACCTAGCCTTAGACAAGCCGGGCCTGACTGGATTGCCGACAGCGAAATATCATCGGATCCTGTTAGTATAGATATACAGCTTGACTATGAGTGCAACGCAGCTTGTATAATATGCAGTGAAAAATTTAGCTCTCTTTGGATCAAAGAAAAACAAAAACTCAACTCACAGCGTGTGCAATTTTACAGTGATAAAACAACTGTCAATCAAGCCATTGACAACATTGTAAATACTGTGAGTTTAAAGCGAGTTAAGTATATTAAGTTTTTTGGCGGCGAGCCCTTGTTTACCGACACTCATCTGAGATTTCTAAGTCATATTCCAGACCCCAGCCAGGTAACTTTGCATTATACAACAAACGGATCAATATACCCCAATGATGAAACACTGGCAATCTGGCGTAATTTTAAAACAGTAATTTTTGCGGCCAGTATAGACGGAATAGAAGAACAGTTTGATTACATACGGTGGCCGTTGACCTGGAAAAAAGTCAGTGATAATTTGTTGCGTATTCGAAATAATCCAGACATTTGGAATGTGATGTTTAGAATTGAATTTACAGTTAATTTTTTAAATGCGTATTACGTTGATCGCGTTGAAAAATGGGTAGCTGAGAATTTAGACACCAACCTTGGCGGCGATAAAACTGAAATAAATCTCCATCCCTGTTGGGAGATGTGGGATTTAAACAAAATGCCCGCAGGTATTAAAAATTTAATTTTGACAAAATACCCGGACACCCATATAATACACAAAATGATCAGTAACTTGCCGCCGCCATTGCCGGTGGAGTCATGGCATGAGTTTGTCAATACCTGGGACGCACGACGTAATAACAGTTGGCAAACAGCATTTCCAGAATTGGTAGGATTGATTTGACATGAAATATGTTATTGCAGCACCGCCAGGCGGTCTTGGACATTTCTTGGCAAGAATTGTTGCCAATGAATATAATTTTACAGTTGACTCTACTGGCAGTTATCATTCGTTAAAAAAAGCATACGCTTCGCAAACTGTGCAAATGGATGAATTTGACAACGCTCTACACGATACTGAACACGCTGTGATTTGCTTACATAATTTTGATAATCGCGATTTATCAACCGCTTTCAAAGATAGAACCGTTATCAATATTGTAATAGACGGTAATTATGAAGTATATCTAAACAACTATTTTCGTAAAGCTGTTCAATCCCCAAGCCCGTACACAGCTGAATTTGTTAAACAAAGTCAAGAAAGATTCCCAACCAGCAACAACTACCTTAGAGAAGAATTTTTCTTTATGTATCAAGCCATAGTAAATCACAACATTTCCTGGCTCCCACAACAGCCATTGGGTATCAATATACCGTTTAGTAGTTTTTATAATTTGTCTGCATTTAACAATGCATTGTCGTTAATCCCTGAATTACCACCAATTCCAGTTGAAGAAACCTGGAATCATTTTATTACAGCACAACAAGCCATTGTAGACAGAGTTAGCCAGTATCAACCTATATGTGATCAATTAATTCAAGAAAAAACGCCAGTTCTGCCAGACTACTTTGATAACATTGATTCGGGCATCATGTGCGGCATGATTTTTGTTCAAACCGGACAGGACAAGTTAAATTTAGATAACGACAATTGGTTATGAAGAAAATTTATACATTTGGCGATGGCTACGCATCTAGTCATATATGGCCTGAATGGCCTGTGATTTTACAAGCACTATTACCAGAATATGAATTTACACACTATGGAGCGGTAGGTGCCGGTAATGAATTTATTTTAAATGCTGTTATTCAAGCACACTTAACGGATCCAGATGCATATTTTTTAGTTCAGTGGGCACAGGCTGATCGTTTTGACAAATTGCTTGAAGATTCAACCTGGAACGATATTATAGACACAGATCCTGTATATCATTTTAATCGAGTCCAATTGGCAGAAAATCAGTGGTGGATCAGTAGTGCCAGCCAACAACCAGATGTTATTAACTATCACAAGCATTATGTACAATCGAAACAAAGCAGAGTTCGAACAGTCAACTACATCTACCTAGCCAGTAATTTACTTAAAAATAAATCATTATTTTTTTCCACAATTGACCTGAAATTTATTAAAGATAAACAAAAGTACATCAACAACAACAATTGGATTGAAGAAAATATGTTTGATTTTGCAGCCCAGGAGAGATTTGTCAACATAAGACAAAACGAAGTGCAACCCAGCCCGCCAGTACATCTAGCCTACGTAAAGCAATATCTACTACCAAATCTACCATTTACGGTGGATCCTGTTAGGTTAACAGAATTAGAACACAGAATAAACAATCATAAATGGGTGGCATATGACCCCAACAGGGCAGAATTATGGCAAAAAATGTTGGCCATTTGAATCATTCTTTTAATAAACAAAAACAATAAATAATAAAAAGGTCCTAACCCAAAATGCAAAAAAAGACACGCAGTTTATTGGAAGAATTAGATTCAATGTATGTCGAACGCGATCAGCGTCATGTCATTGAAACCCGTGCCAGCAACATTATTGCCAGTGCCATACGTTTACTTGAGCAAATTGAAGAATCGTATAGCCCAGAGCAGGCAGAAAATCTACAGCGTAAATTGATCAATGCAATTCGGTTAAAAGATCCTGGCAAGTTTACCCGTACAGTGAGAAAAACCGATGCAAATTCATGAGCTAACACGTAAGAAAAAGACAGAACTAGAAGAGGGCTGGGCCGATCCAGTATCTGGTGGTATTGGTAAACTAGCCGGCGGTGGCGTCAACCTGGCAAAAGGCATTGGTGGCGCTATTGCTAGTCCATTTAAAGACGTGGCACAAGGATACAAATCAGCACGACAGGATCAAAAAGTTAGTGCCATGGCTGACAAAGCATTCCGTGCCTGGCAGAACTATGTGGCACAATTAGAACAAAGCATTGCCAAACAACCGGCGCCGGCTACTGCTCCGGTTACGAAAAAGGAACCAGAGACAGAAAAAGAAAAACCACCAGTAACTGGGGGAGCAAATGCAAATGCAAATGCAAATGCAACAAAGGATGCTGCCGCACCTGGAGCACCAGCAACAGCAAACGCAACATCTGGAGCCACAGTGCCTCCAACTACACCCGCACCTGCAACAACAGCTCCAACAACTGCTCCAACAACTGCTCCAGCAATAACCGCAACAGCAAAACCAAATTACGGTACCCAGACCGGAGCAGGTGCCACGGTCACATATAAACAACCTGCTGGTGTGCCAAACCCAATGGCAAAAACACCACAGTCGACAAGTCGCAACATGGTACAACCACCTGCCACTACACCAGCCACTGTGGCAAGTGCAGCACAAGGGCAACCAATCACAGTAGGCGGACAAAAACTAAAACCTGGCACCAAAGAATATGATCAAATAGCCAAGGCTACTCTTAAAGAATTACAAGCACCAGTTAGTCCTGCGTTGCAAGCATTTAGAGATAGAACAGATGGCAAGTATGAAGCCTATCTCACAGCCTTTGTGCAGAAAAATTTATTAGCTGGATTAGGTTTTAAGGGTCTGGTCAATCAACAAGAAATTACCAACGACATTAAAGAAATAAGCAAACCCGAAAACAATGATCCCTCTAAACAAAGACCGTTATGGAATGACCTAGTTAGAGATGCTGCTCTTGCTGTTCCTGCTGCTGGTGCATTGACCGGCAGGGATCCTAAGGCACCAAAAGATCCTAATGCACCGAAAGACCCTAACGCACCAGACGCAACAAAATCAGATGAAGAGCCAGAGCCAGGCGAAGAAAAGCCAGCCGCACCCACAATGACCAAAGATCAAATCAGTCAATGGATCACTAGAAACAGTGAAGACCATGCCGCATTATCAGCCTTCTTGTCCGCAATCAATTCAGCAGGTAAAGCATAATATGAAAATTAATCAATTAACCACACCTAAAAATTACCTGTACGAAGGGCTTGACGCATCAAGTTTACGTTCAGTTAAACTGTGGGAAAGTGCTGGCCGTAAATTAGTTGAATATGAAATGACAGCTGATCAAATCACCAAGCTGTTTGGTCAAGTTCAACAAGGTGCCACAGACGCAGGCAACAACCGTACCATGATTGGCAAGGGCAAAGATGCCGCTGATGTTGTAGGTCGAGCATGGGAAGATTTAAAAACCAAAGTACAAAACTCTGGCCCAATTCAAAATGTTGACGCACAGTACGACAAGGCCGCTGAAAAATTAAAACAAGCCACAGGTGGCGATGCTGGTGTAATGAAGTATGTTGAAAAGTATCGTGCGTTTGCCAAAGCCCATCCTGTTGCACAAAGCCTAATCTATGCCGCATTAATTGCTGCCGCTGGTATTAGCGGAGCAGGTGCAGGTGGTGCAGCCGCATTGGGCTTATTAAAAATGACAGACAAGTTGTTGCAAGGTGAAAAGTTTAGCAGTGCCGCATATAGTGGTGCTAAAACAGGTGCCTTGGCCTACGGTGCTGGGCAAGTTGGTAAAGCCCTGCAAGGTGGTGACCAAGCTCCTGCTTTGAGAGGCGGCGACGCTGATGCACAGCCAGGCGGATTTTATGGCCAAGCAACACCTGCAGGCGAACCGACGGCTGCTGGTAATACATTAGGAGGCCAAGCAACCCCCGGTTCTGGTGCAAGAGCCGACTTATTAGCTCAAAAAGTAGCTAGTGCCACTGCGGATCGTAATTTAGTTGCTGATATTGCTGGAAAAATGGGCATGTCTGGTGCAAAGCATACTGCTAATTTTGTAGGCGGAGTTCCTGTGTCAATTGATGGAGTGCCAGTTCCTACTAATTTGTTTACCGCTGATCAATTAAACAGTATTAATGCTGCCAAAGCAATGAGCAACATGATGAAAGAAGCTCAAGTCCGCCGCATATTTTATACTGCCGCCCGTATACAACAATTAAACGAAGGTGTCTGGGATAAGATCAAAGGTGCCGTTGCAAATACAGCCGGAGCCGTAGCAACTGGTGCAGCCAAAGGTGCAGTGGACAAAACAAAAGCACTTGGTACAACTATAGCCAACAAAGCACAAACAGTAGGCACAAATTTAACAACCAAAGTAACCGCAGACAAATTAATGACAGCTTGGAAACGAGCTGGTAGCCCAACTGACAGTGATGCTGTTGCGGCCATCATGAAACAGGCCGGTGTAGATGATGCTATTATTGCTTCATCGATGAAAGCTGTTGGTAGTCAATCGGCACCAGCCGATGCTGCCGCACCAGCACCAGTAGATGCTCAAACACAAAAGTTTATTCAACAGTTGGTTGCTTCTTATCAGGCATTGACTCCAGCAGAAAAAGCCACACTCAAGAAAGAATTACAAGATGCTGTCACTGCCAGCGATGTTGGTGGTAATGTGGTCAAAGGCACAATGGAAAGTCGCCGCAGTAAAAAGAGAACAGTTTAATGAGCACCGGTTTGTTTGAAGGCGGCAATGTGTTTAAAGATGCCAATGGACGGGCCTTGACACAACGCATTAATCAGACTGATGTTAAAACAACTCTGGCTTGGCTAGAGGAAATGTTACCAGACCTTGATTTACAAAACAACACACTTGGATCAACTGGTATCAAAGATACTTCCGGCGATTTGGATATTGCTGTTGATGCTACTCAATTGAACAAAGAACAATTGGTAGCCCAGCTCACACGCTGGGCTGTTAGTCAAAAACAAAAACCCGAAGACTGGGTTAAAAAAACTGGAGCAGGCGTACATTTTAAAACTCCTATTAATGGCAATCCAGACATGGGCTATGTACAAACAGACTTTATGTTCCTAAACAATGTGCCTTGGTCAAAATTTGTTCTGGGTGCCATGCCCGCAGATTCAAAATACAAAGGACGTGAGCGTAATGTGCTAATGAATAGCATAGCCAAGAGCATGGGCTATAAACTAAATCAAATTGCCGGCATTGCTGATCGTGCCAACAATGAAATTATCACAGATGATCCAGATGCAGTAGCCAAAATGTTGTTGAATCGTACAGCCACACGTCAAGACTTGGCCAGTGTAGAAACGATACTGCAAGCACTCAGCACAGATCCCAAACGTGATGCCAAGCTGGCCGACTTTAAACAACACATGGAACGTGAAGGTTTACCCTTTATGGAAAGCCAACCAGAACCTTTGTATCAGGATGTAAGTGATGTGAACTTCTTGGCACGCCTACGTGATCGTATTGTTAATCAAGGCATGGTTCCTATCATGGAAGCGGCCAATCCCAGAATTGAACACCTTGAAGATCTAGTGTTTGAAAAAGGCAGTCGCGGCATAGTAGAGGCCTTGAGCATTATTCAACACGCTGCTGAAGACACAGCCCGTACAGTCACAGTCAAATGGGATGGCAAGCCTGCTATCATATTTGGCCGCAAGCCGGATGGTACATTTGTGCTCACAGACAAGTCAGGCTTTACTGCCAAAGGCTACGATGGACTTGCCACTAGCCCGGAACAAATTGCCAGAATCATGAACATGCGTGGCGGCGAGCGTGGCGAATTGATTGGCCTTTATGCCAAGCTGTTTCCTATGCTGAGAGCCGCTACACCTGAAAACTTCAAAGGCTACATCCAAGGTGACTTGTTGTACACAGAAACACCGCCAGAAGTTGCTGGTGCTTATGTGTTTCAGCCCAACTTTGTTGAATACAAAATTCCAGCAGGCAGCACACTGGGACGGCGTATTGGTGCCAGCGAAGTGGGAGTGGCCATACATACCAGATACAGTGAACCTGGAGGTTCAGCCGAACCCATCAAATCAGTTAAATTAACGCCAGTTCCGGGCCTGTTGTTGATTGAACCCAGCGTTAAAGAAATATCCAATGTCACACCCAACGCTGGCCTAACCAAACAACTCAAACAGATACTATCCACCAAAGGTCCGGCCATAGACGGCCTGTTTAATCCTGCTGATTTAAGAGCCGCAGGTATTACAGATTTGCCACAGCTTTGCAAACGCTACATCAACAGTCGTATCAATACCAATTATGAAAACTTGTTGCCGGGCTTTGGCGACTGGTTACAGAAGAACGTAACACCAAGAAAATTTGCCAACATTGTAGAATACTTACAAAGTCCTAGAAGTAACATGGACGGCATCACTGCGGCATTCACAGCATTCTTGGGCCTGCACGATTTGAAAACAGACGTGCTGACACAGCTGGATCGTCAACAACCTGGACAAGAAGGCTGGGTTGTGGCCACTCCTGCAGGCCGTGCCAAACTGGTCAACAGATTTGGATTTAGTGCCGGAAATCGTGCTTTAAATAATCCAGAAACCGCGACCTAAATCACCTTTTTTGTCTCAAAAGGTAAATATTAGTAGGTCCTTTGAGACCATATATTAAGGAGATTTAAAATGGCTTATATTACCCCAGTATCCGGTGGTGCACAACCAGTATTTGCAACTGACGTATTAAACCCAGTTGCAGCAGGCGCATCCACAGCAGCAACACCTGTTAACTTTGCAGGTCCTAAGTTAGACTTTTATCGCGTAGTTGCTAACACTTCTGTTGCCACACAACAAGACGTAAACGAATACGTTTCTAACGTTATTCAAAGTTTACAACGTGTTTGTACAGTTGCTCAGTATCAAGTTGACGGCACAGTACTCAGCTTTGGTACATACCCAGCTGGTGCATTTGGTAACGCACTTGCTTCTAACGCAACAAGTCAAATTGACACAGCAATTTTCTTGAGCTATGCTAACATTACCTACACAGGTTATCAGTTAGATTCATGCACAAGTATTGGTTTCAAACTGGCTGCATCTTAATCAATTGATTGATTACAAAAACCCGCTGAGGCGGGTTTTTTGTTGGCTTGTGTTTCTAGCTTAAATACTAGCATGGAAGTCAGCAAAATTACCGAAGTAACAGTGTTTGAAAGCCCCGACGGTGGACGTACTGTATATGCTCGCCGACCTGGTGAATCTGTACGCGAACTGTACAGTCGCGAACCTGCACTGCAAAAAGAACTAGACGAAATGGAACAAAGTCGACGCTGGGTTGAAATACTAGGTGCTCGCAAAAACAATCCTGCCTTGGATGAATTGTGTCAACAGGTAGAAATAGTCTACGAACTCAGCAGGAAAGACTCATGAGATACGCTTGCCAGACTCTGTTTGACATCACGGCCACTGGTATCACTGGTCATTTTAAACCCAATAAAATACCATTTCGAGACCGTGCGGGTCAAACAATCGCTGATCAAGAATCCTGGAATCGCAGCCGAAATCAACAACGCAATTGGGAAACGCTTACACAAATACTAGGACTAAGAACTCAGTTGTTTGATGTCACTGACCCGGTACAGGACAGCACCGGCAGTCGTTGGATGTTTGAGTTTGAAAACGACCGCGACGGTGTATTTGGGTCCGACACAAATCCCACAGAAGTGTTGGAACTTGATGCTGCCGGAGTGCCCATGCTGAGAGAATTAAACAATGATCCTGACGTTGAGTCTTTTTTAGTTACATCGGGTGCCAGGCAAAACATCTGGTTTGCCGCCATTTCCATAAATACTTGATAGGATCAGCTTCAGAGCGAATCCATTGATATAAAGAGAACATTATGACCGTTGAAGCTACAGACATTGAAAAAAAGAGCTTGGAAGCCCACGTGGAACTCTGTGCTGAACGCTACAATGCACTAGAAGACAAAATGACAGGCATGAGCGAAAATATTGCACATCTTTGTGTCATGGTAAATGAAGTTAAATCCAGTGTCAGTAAGCTGACTGAAAAAAACAATGATCGATTAATTGGTTGGGGTGTTGGCATCATTGGTTTTTTAGCGGCATCAGTGATTTATTTAATATCCCACTACGTTCTTAAATGAAATCCAACCAAGATTTTGAACGCTTGTTTAGGCAAGAGTTTAAAGATATTCTTCCCAACACAATTTGGCAAAACGACGACGGTGTTTACGAAGTGTTTGGTCGCTATCGCATACATCCAGAACGCACTGGATATCGGGTATTTTGTAGTGCCACAGAAGTGGGCATTTTCTCTCAGACAAGAACAGCACTCAGCTGGTGTATAGCCGATAAAAATCGAGCTTATAATACAGCTAGAGAACTGTTAACTTTAGACAACAAATTAACCAGTTTGACCACAGACATAGCTGTTAGAGCCGCTATAGCGGATCGTAGCAAACAGTTTGATTTTCGAGACAGTGTAGGCACCAAATTAGAAACCAAGATTATACAAAAAAAACAGCTGGAAAAACAACTAGCCAAATGTGTCGACTGGGCTAAATATTGTCAACAACGAGGATTTAATAATGAAACTGCAAGAACTGGCCATAGCGTCACCAACAAAACAAGCCGCTAAAGTATTCGAAAGTTACTTTGGTAGTCGTGTGTCTTTTGAATCAATTTCACACAACCAAGCCTGTAGTATGCTCAAGCGTGTTCGCACTTTGGTGGCTGAACATCGCAGAACTCCAGAATTTCATCGCAGTGAGAAAAATCCTTCCTACTTGAAATTGGTCATGTTGGAGCAGGCATTGTCAGCTCGTGTGGCTGAACAAGCCCCAGTTGCTCCTGTACCAGCAACACAAACGGCCACAAGCATGCCCGCTGATCCAGCTAAACAAGCTGCACTACAATCTGCTCAAGTAGCTCAACAAAAGCGTCAAGCACAAGATCAAAGCAAACAGCTTGATCAACAAATTGCAGCCTTGCAAAAACAAAAAGCAGATTTACAAAAACAAATGAACATGCCCACAATGGAAACTCGTTTGAGCCGTCGTTTGCGTGAAGCCAGCGAAGTTCAACAAGCTCAAGTTGTATTGGCCAGTCAAGACATGGTTGATCAAGTACAGAAGATGAGTGAACAAATCAGTGCCATGCAGTTCAAAGACTTGCCTGCGTTAGTAGACAATATCAAGAACGAAGTCGGTGTTGATCAAGCTACTCAGTTCAACGGTGATGCTAGTGCCGCACTCAGTGGCCTACTACAAAACTTGCAAGGTGCCAAACAACAGTTGGAAGCTGCACTTGGTGTGGTAACTGGACAAGCTCCACAAGTTCCAGGTCAAGACATGGCAGCACCAATGCCAGGTGAAGAACAAGTTGCTGTTGATGCTGAAGTTCCTGTTCCAGGCGGCGAAGAAGATATTGATGCTGAAATGGATGCCAACATAGAACCTGCAGCAGCTGGTCTAGGCCGTGGCCGTAGATAAAGATGCGGATTTTTGAAGTAGCTGATCCCAACGCAATAAAACTCATGGCTCTGAGCCAGTTTTTGATGGGTCGTAGTGATGACGAAGCCGCCAAAAAAGAAATCAGTCAAACTGCATTTATTGAAGCGGCCAAAAGCCTTGGTGTTAATGTGACTTTAGATATGTTAGGCGACCTCATTAGTCGTGACCCACTTAAAAATATTCTAGAACCACTACAGCCTAATTCAGGTGTGGTTCGATTCAAAGGTAACACTGAAGCCGAAACCGGAATGAGTGTAGATCAAGCCCGTGCAGTGGTAGATAGCAATGCCAAAGCGGCAATGAAGCGTCGCCAATAACCAAAACTGTTGTAAATAATCTAGTAACATGTTATAATATACAAAGGAGTATACAATGGCCTATTCAGAAAAAGTAATCGATCATTATGAGAATCCCAGAAACGTGGGCAAAATGGAAATAGACGACACCATAGGCACGGGCATGGTTGGTGCTCCTGCTTGCGGTGATGTGATGAAGCTACAGATCAAAGTGGAAGAAGGAATCATAGTAGATGCAAAATTTAAAACTTACGGTTGCGGATCGGCTATTGCGTCGAGTTCGCTCGTTACCGAGTGGGTCAAGGGTAAAACGCTGGA